TGCGATGGGTTCGGGAAGCCTGGACTTCAATACTTGCTTGATCGTCATGGTTTGGGAGTTTAGATTAAGATTTTGGTGGATTCGCTAATTAACCGGTAATCGCCGGGGGTAACATCGTCACCCTCGTCAAAGGTGAAAACTTGCTCCTCAACGATGGTATAGTCAATCCCAGGGCCGGGCAATTCGTCAGCCTCGTCATGGCAATAAATGTAATTGTCAACCTGGCCATCGTCATCGCAAGTGAAAACATTCTCGTTTCGTTCGTTGGTCTCAGGATCAAACCAAACATTCGTGATCGTGTAGTGGTAGGCGGTCTCTTGGTTCATGGTTTTAGGGTTTAGGGGGGTTGGGGTTAAAGGTTGCTCTATGGGTTAGATTGCTTCAAATGTGAGTCCGCCATCTTTTAGCTTGGAGCAAGTAATCAAAATGGTAAGGAACTCCCCAAGTGGTAAGGTTGGGACATCTATTTTACCGCTTAAAAGTTTTTTCTTTGTTTGATAAAGGATGGATTTTGGCTGAAAAGGGCCGGTTCTCAACATAAAGCGTTGCCCGTCATATTGCACAAAAGTGTATTCTTTTTTTTCTTGTTTCACGATTATAGGGTTTAGGGTTTAGGGTTAAAGGTTGCGTAAGGATTCGTTTACAATGTGGATGTGGTCGTGGTTGACCTTGAGTTTGCCCATAAAACCGCTGATAACGATTTCAGCGGATGGATTCCCAATCATCGTCAAAGCGTGTTCGTATTGGCGAAGCGTTGGCACATACGATCCACCAGCGGTGGAATAGTCAAACTTGGATTTCGCACGGTTGGCCTCCATTTTCGCAATTTTGCGTTGGAATGCAGCTTCGGCCTTCGCTTCACGCTGCTCAGGGGTCAGCGTTGGTTTGTAGGAATGGCGATAGTTCATAGGGTTGGGGTTAGGATTAGGGTTGAATTGTAAACCAAAGTTAAAGCGGTCAATCGTCAGTTGCGCCTCAATCGTCAAATTATTTTTATTTTTTTTTCGTCAACATCGTCAATCGTCAAGCAATCGTCAAGGTATCGTCAATCGTCAAGCAATCGTCAATCGTCAATCGTCAAACCAAAGGATCCCAGGCAACCGGTGTCCAGGAAAGTGGACAGTGTCCAGGAAAGTGATCATGTCCAGGAAAGTGGACAGTGTCCAGAAAATTGGACAATGTCCAAAATATTGGACAGTTAGGGTTCTGGCTGTGGATCGGCCAAAGATAGGGCCAGAGGTCTAAAAATATCTTAAAAATATTTTTATAAATGTGGCGCAAATAATAAGGCCCGCCGTATTTTTGCTATACATTTAACCCTTTAACCCTTTAACCCTAAAAACTATGTTCACCACTACAGAAGCCCCCACCCGTTACAATACCGAGCAAATTAATTGGCTTAAGCATATGCTCAGGCTCGGCGAAAATAAGCTTTTAAGCGCAGGATCCACCAACGCCAAGACCGCAAAGAACGATCTCAAGACCTTTATTCTTTACCTGGCCCCGGCTGATCAGAATTCTAAGGGCATTAATATATGCCCAGCCGCTGATACCTGCAAGGCCCCGTGCCTGTTCACGGCGGGCCGTGGAGCCTTTAATAGCGTCCAGGCTGCAAGGATCGCCCGTACTGAATTCTATATCCTGCACCGGGACGAATTCGCCCGTACTTTGGTTAATGAGCTCTCAAAGCTTTACACAAAAGCTCTAAACACGGGTCAAAAATTCGCCGTACGTCTGAACGGGACCTCCGATCTTGATTTTATAGCAATCCTAAAGAATAGGACCGGTACCGACATCTTAGAGACCTTTGGAACGTCTATAGACTCTGACCGCTCCGGTCTTGTTTTCTACGATTACACAAAGCTGATAGGCAAGGTGCGCAAATATGCGGGGACAAACTATACGCTGACCTTTAGCTATCAGCCCGGCAATTTGCAAGAGTGCAGCGAAGCCCTAAGCCTTGGCTCAAATGTTGCGGCCGTGTTTAGAGATCAGCTCCCCGCCGTTTGGTCAGGATCGCCTGTGATAGACGGCGATAGTTCGGACATTGAGATGTTAACTAATAAGGCCAAGATCTTAGGTCTTAAGGCCAAAGGTCAGGCCCGCAAGGATCGGTCGGGCTTTGTGATCGATCCCGCCTAAGAGATCGCCACAGCGCAAAGATAGGCCCCTATTTGGGGCCTTTTTTTTTGGCCCGTACTTTGGGCAGGTTGACGGGTTGACGGGCTGAGAGGTCAGAGGGCTGAGGGGTCCCACCAAACAGACTCCGCCCCAAAAACCTAACTTTGGCTAAGCGATCCCCAAAAGAGGGACCGAAAATAAGGACCCCTAATTTGGGCCGTCCTGCTTTGGGCCGGTGACCTTGACCGGTGACCTTTGGCCCGGTGACCAGGCCCGCTGATCAGATGGGACCCAAAGTAAGGTGAAAAGAAGGGACCCCTAATTTGGGACGATCGGCCCAGGGTCTGGCTCAGAGTCTGGCCCAGGCTCTGGCCCTGTGGCCGTGGACCTGTGGCCCTGGCCCTGCAATAGGGGCGAAAACAAAGGACCCAAATTGCCCAGGCCCTGCAACCTTTGGCCCTATGGCCCGTATGCCCGGCCCGCCCGTAGTGTATAGTAAATAGGGCAAACCCGCCCATTTTTGTGGACAGTGGGGCGAGTTCCCCTCCCCACATTATTTCTCACCCCTTAACACAGTTTGACAAAATGGCTAAAATCGGGTACCTTTTTGACGCTGTTTTTAGACTCTTTTTGGTGTGCAAAATGCGACTCAAAAAAAAATGAGCATAAGATTTAATATAAGTGTTTATATTCTATATAGATGTCTATATGTTATATAAATGTCTATATTAAATATAGATGTCTATATAGTATATAGACACTTATATATATAGTAAGGGATAAAAAACAAATTGCGCCCTTTGTGGGAAAAAACACCTTTTTTGTGGAAAAGGGGTACCCCCCATTTTTTTTGGGCGAATTAAACTTGACTTGTGGTAATTTTGTGGGTGCATGGCGATACATGAGTTTGTAAAGAAGAAGAAGGCTGAGGTTATTGAGGAGGAGGTCTCTGAGGCCCCTGAGAGCGTTCCGAGTGCTGAACCGAAGGCAGAGATACCTGTTCTCCTAAACGCTCGTTCTACGAAGCCTAAGACGGTCACGAGGCGAGATATCCGGGACTTGCTTGATGCCGACTTGGACAGAACGATTGGCGGTGTGAAGCGGATGGATGCGTTGATTGCCCGATTGGTGACTGAGGCGATTCGTGGCAATATGCGGGCGATGGAATTGGCCTTGGCCTATTTGTATGGCAAGCCCCAGCAGCAGACCACCGCACCGAACACGGGGCCTTTTGTTCTTGAGTTGACTGAACCAATTGTGGATGAAACTAACGGCGAGGCAGAGTCAGGCGTATAAGATGGCTTTGTCGGGGGAGAAGCAATTCATCCTCTTTGGCGGAGCGATCCGAGGCGGGAAGACTTACTGCCTCCTTCTAACCTATATCTCCCTCTGTTCCAAATACCCCGGCAGCCGGTGGGTGATTATCAGGCAGAGTATGCCCACGCTTCAGAGGACAACGCTTGTGACCTTCACATCCCTGATGAACCAAGGCTTAGGGATGCACGTTGCCTCTTGGGACAAGCAGGCGCAGATTGTGCGGTTCACCAACGGCTCCGAGTTAATCTTTATGGGCGAGAATTACGATACCGATAAAGACTTTGACCGATTCAAGGGCTTGGAGATTAACGGCGGTGGGATTGACGAGATTAACGAGTGCCAGGAAGGACTCCTTTACAAGGTCTTGGAGCGTGCCGGTTCGTGGCTGAATTGCGAAGGCCGACCGCCCATTGTCGTGATGGCCACTTGCAACCCAAGCAATAATTGGGTGAAGGAGTTGATTTACGACAAGTGGAAGGAGAACGACCTACCCTCCACCTGGGCTTACATCCCATCCAAAATCACCGACAACCCCCACATCCCCGAAGATTACCTTCAATCCCTTCGGGACAATATGCCCGAATACGAGTACAAACGATTCGTGGAGGGCGATTGGGAGGTGCAGGAGAAACCCGAAAACCCCTTCTTCATCTCTTACGAGGCGAAAAAGCACGAAACCCACAACGCTTCCTTCAACCCGAACCTACCCATTTACATCTCCCTTGACTTCAACTTACAACCCTTCTGCGGTCTGGTGGCGCAGATGTGGACGGATAGCCAAGGAGACCACGTTCATATCGTTGACGAGTTCCAGGTCGTTGATGGGAGCATCCCCAAGATGGTGGACACCATTAAGGCCAAGTACGCCCCCTTCCTGTTTTCCTGCCTGCTCACGGGCGATGCGATGGGCAAACGGGGCGATTTATCGCAGAGGGACAATGCCAACTACTACGAACAATTAGCGAGGGGCCTTGGATTGGCGCAGCGGCAGATTAAGGTCGCTCCGAACCCGAAGCACGAGAACAGCCGAGCGCAATGCAATTACCTTCTCCAATTCCACCCCGACATCAAGATAAACCCCAAGACGGCCCCCGGCGTGGCGAGGGACATGAAGATGGTGGCGTGCGATGCCGCTGGCAACATCATAAAGCGAAACCGATACATCATTACCCAACAGTCCGACTTTGCCGACTGTTTTCGGTATCTTTGCAACAGCTTCTTGAGCGAATGGTACCTTAAACACCTCAAAAAGAGCGGTTACACACACTTTAACAACAATTTTGTCCCCGAACTTAAAACACCAAGCCGATGAGTTGTCTTGAATGCACCGACTGCCCCGATATTGGCACCTTTGACATCTGTGCCGATAGCGTTGTGATTGGCTATACCACACCAAGCGCAGCTGTTACCGTTGTGATTACCGATGTGGCCCTTGACCGCCCCTTCCGTTTCACGATGGCCACGCCCGTGTCGGGAGCGATTACCATCCCCAACGCCACGATTGATAACCTCCAAGCGTATTTCGCCATTGGCCGAACCTACGAGGTGCGGGCTTATGCGAGTTACACCGGCGGTGCCTCGCCGAACCTGGATGGCGATGAGTTACCGCTGACCCTCGCTCCGACTTACCCAACCGCAGAATCTTGCTTTTCCTTTCAATTCAAATATATCAATCCATGAAAAACCTAATTCTCCCCCTCCTGCGCCACGCATTGACCTTTGCTGGCGGTTTACTCGCTGCGAAAGGCTATTTGGACGAATCGTCCGTTACCGAAATCGTTGGTGCAACCATCTCTCTCGTGAGTGTCCTTTGGATGACCTTTGAGAAGAAGAAATGACATTCGCCCTTGACACAATGGCACGGGCTTTGGTTGTAAGCCTGATGACCGTATCGCTCTCCATTATGCTTGAGGAGGAACAACTCCTCGGCAAGGTGGGCAAGTGGTTCAAGAAAACCATCCCCCCGCATAAGTTTCCCAACCTTCACAAACCTATTTATGGGTGCGTGGGCTGTATGGCTTCGGTATGGGGAGGCATCTTCTACCTTGTAACCGCCCCGATGATGGGCTTTGACCTCCTGCAAATGGGTGTCGTGATGCTCGTGGGCGTAACCCTTAATTTCATCCTCATTAAACTCTCGTGATACACAAACTCGTTTACAAGCTTTTCAAGAAGGAGCTGACCCAAATGGTGTGGGACGATACCTACAAGCCCGACAAGATGCGTGGCTTGAAGTTTGCGTTGACCTGTAAGGGCCACCGGTATTTCATTTACCAGAACATCTTTGACATCCCCATTGACCGAATGGGACGGATTCAAGACCTCGTGATTCAGTTGCAGCGGATGGTTTCAAGGGAAGAGCTGGATGTCTTCCTGGAGAACATGGAGGGAGCCTTGAACAAGGCCGTGGATGGCACCGCCGTGAAGAACCTGGCGCAGATTGGCTTCCTTGTCGGAGAGATGCGCAGGAGGAAGGATATGCTCGTTCACCCCGAAGTAATGATGGAGTTGGCCGGAGCGGTGCTGATCCGTGAAGACCAAAACCCAGGCGAGTGGAACAACGAGTTTGAGCAGAAGAAGGTGCAGGCGTTTAGGGAAGCGTACAAGGGCAAGGAGTTGTACGATTTTTTCGTTTTAGCCGGGCTGAGTCAGTTCTTTCCCAATATAGAACATTTAGAAGAAGATTGGACAATCTTCTGGGAGATGGCCTCCTCCCGGCTGGAGCAGACGAGGGAACTCCTGAAATCCGAAATCTCGGCTCGGAACTCTACCTCAACGACTTAAATTGGCGTGAGTTCTTCGTTTTCTTAGCGAGGGGCGATATATTCCTCTACAAGGAGTATATGAAAACATCCGTTGAGGATGTCTTAACTTTGCTCAAGCATTTCCAGGAGGAAAGGCAACGCAAAGCTAAACAAGACACCAATGGCTGATAAAATATCGGTAAGTTACGATGCGAATATAGACGATATGAAGCGAAAGCTTGAAGAGCTTATCGCACTCAATAATAGGTTAAAAAGGAGTTCCGAGGATGTTTCTGGTGCTTATTCAAAGGCAGGTTCTTCCATAAGTTCTGCCAATGCGTCCGTGGCCCAATCCACCACGGTCATAAACAATTACAACAACTCCGTAAACAACACGACCAACAATGTGACCCGAATGGGGTCGGCGGTCAATAATGCGAGCAAACAAGTTTCGGAATTTGACGGGTTATTGTCT